CATTGCAGGCATCACATACAACTTGGTATTCCCGTGTGTTGCCATAGGTAGCCTTGATAACTCCAAGGAATAAAGCGTCACGATCTCCAATAATTAACTCGTCAATTATGTGAAGGTTGTCTTTGATAACCATTGATCCTACGGAAACAACAGCACGGCGTAACAGAAACGACATGTATTCTGCGTACACCGTGCTTTTGTTGTCATGAGAAGAAAGGGCTTCTTCGTCATAACCATTGAGTTCTCTTACGACTGCGGAGGTTTCCCAAGTATCTAATTCTTTGTTGTACACCCCACGCATAAGTTTAACAACCGTATCTGGGGCTGGTGCCATTTCTGGGACAGCCTCTTCCAAGGCGCTACTTAGCGCATCGGCTTGCGCCGCTATATTCTCCATGTTGTACTCCTAATTAATTGTTTATAGTGAAGCGAGTGCTTCAGTGCCTGACCAGTCAATGTAGAAACCTTCATGGTGAAGGGTCATTGATTGGATGATAATACCATTATCGCCTGCGTTGAGGTCAGTAAGGGCATAAGCACCGGGCCAGCAGTTATACAGTTTGAATTGGAATTTTACGTTACCCGGAACAATAGATGCTCCAAGTTGTTCGCCACCGTCGTATTGGTAACGAACACCAGTTGCGGTGTGTGGGTGGTCATAGACTTTTACAAGCACGTCACAGCGGTAGTCGCCATCACCTGTTGCCAAGCCAGCGCCACCTGAAACGCCTCCGCCTACCCATGCATGCATGAATTTCTGCCACTGCCAAACAGCATCTTGCTTGTTGCTAGATGTTGCGTTAAACGCACCACGAGCAAAAGATACTGGAGCAAAGTCAGATTGCCCAACCATTTTATGTGGATGAGTGTTCATGCCACCTTCACGGTAGGAGATAACTTCGTTAGTAACTGAGATACCACTTACTTGAGCAAACCCAAGGTCTCCAATACCAGCCAAGGTAGTTGATAGGTTTCCAGTAGCCTTCTTTGGAATGATCTGTACACGAAACTTAAAGTTACGTAGTGGATCTGTGCGAAGAGTTGCAACCATTATGTACTGTGCTCCTTAAAGATTCGTGGTGGCGGTGCTTCCGCCAGCCCACTGTGTGAGATTAATAACAACAAATTCTGTTGGGTACTGTAGTGCAACGCCAACTTCAACATTTACGTAACCATCTTCAATAGAAGATGAACTGTTGTTTGAAGCATCACACGTAATGTAAAAGGCTTGGTTTGCTGTAGCACCTTTCAAGTTACCTTTAGCCCAGAAATCGGTAAGGGTACTGGAAAGACTTACTTTAATTTTGTCCCACAAACGATCATCGTTTGGTTCAAACAGAGCGAACTGAGTCTGATCTTGAAGGACAGTGTTTAGGTAAGAAAGCGTACGACGAATCGTGATGTACTTGTCAGGACGACGCTTGGCAAGGGTGCGATCACCGTTGATGATTGTTCCACCAACGGGGATGTTGCGAAGGACGTTTACGTTACTTGTAGCGTAAAGTTCGCCTTGGTCAGCATCCGATAAAGTAGCAACTAAACCAAACACGTTCTGAAGGTCAAGTGTGTAGCCAGCAGGTGCTTTAGCAACACCACGCAAAGTTTCTGACCGTACGAATGCACCAGCAATTGCGCCACCACAGTAGGTGTCACGGATAGCAGTTGGTCCTGTTTTTGCAGGATCGTACATCTTCAAACCGGGATAGTACACTGCACCAAAACCACCGTATGCGTTGCTGTATCCAGATATTGCAGACTGAATGCTGTTTTTAGTTGTGGCGGCAAGGTCACCGTCAATAATTACAAAAGCATCTCCACGATCATAAGCCTCTTGCAAAGCGTAGTTAACACGGGTGCTAGAGAATTGTCCAAACAAGTTAATCAGTAATGGACCATTAACAGTTGCTAAGGCGTCAACTCCTGTAAACCAGTTAGCATCAGCAATAGCATCCCCAGCAGTTCCTGATGCAAAAGTAAGAACTAGTCCTGCTTGTGGGGTTACCGTTGTAGTAATTGTGGCTGGAGTTCCCTGCACTACTACATAATTTGAATAAAGATCAAGAACACTCTTGTAGTAACGTGAAGAAGCAGGGCTGAAAGAAAGTTCTTGCCAACGCTCTACTTCTACTGTGTTGCTTCCTTGGATTAATGAAATAATTAAACTAAATTCTGTAGTGCTGTTAATTTTTCCAGTGTCAAGTGTGTTTGTATCAAAGGCAATAGTGGCACGGAGGTTGTTGCCCCATGTACCAACGGAAGTAGACCTGAGCGTAAACAGTGTACTTGCAGCAGAAGCGCCTGTAACAGTTCCTGTGAATGCAACAGTTGCGTTAGTTGCGTTTGCACCAACTACTCGCTGAACGTAAGCATCTCGCCCACCGTTTGCAAAGTAATGGTAAATGGCGTAACCAAGATCATATGAGTCACTGATTTCTCCATACAATGTTTTGTATGAGTTCCATGAACTAATAAGTGTTGGGGTGGTGACACCACGTTCGGCAGTGCCAACAAATGCGGCAGTAGTTGCCGCTGAACGAGCGCCAATGTTAGATGTGAACGGGGTCTCTTTAACGTAGACTCCGGGGCGGGTATATGCCATTAGATTCTCCTAGAAGATGTGGTACGGCGTGGAACAGAATTTTTAATCATTTGTCTGTACAAGTGTAGTCTGAACAGAGGTAACCTGCTTAACTCCTACTAAGGCTTCAGACGACAGTTCTGACGTCATCTGCAACGTGTATATTTTGCGGAAAATCCGCTTACGATAGCCAGTCTCCTGATCTAGGAGATCGGCGTTCGCCCAGTCCAACATTTCTAGACGGCGAGACGTGTTGTCTGCCGCTATAAGGATGGACCCGAAACGATATGGTGTAACCGTGGTAAGCATTTTGGCGGTCAATTGACGGTCATGCTGGGCACTACGGCAGTAAGTAGACACCTGATAAGTGATGTCTACAGGCATAAAATCGTTAACTCTTAAGAAGTCTTGCCCCGCAGCATCTCCAATAAGGTCGGCTGTGCTGGGCCAATAAGTTAAATTGTTAGGATGTTCTGCATAATTGGAGTACAAATATACTTCTGAGTGTTGACGTGTCCTAGCGTGGTTGATGTCAAGTAACTCAATAGTAATAAAAGGGTAGTGCTTCTCAGTTTCCCCTTCTGGGTAACGGAAAAAGACTTGTACAGGGCGAGTAGGCTCCCTATCATCGCTTACTGTTAAGCCAGTTAAACGAAGTTTGAGAGCCTCATCTTCAGCAAGAAGGAATCCAGTCTTGCTCATTTCTTACCCAATTGCTTATCAATACTTGTATTAATTCGTTTTTCTAAGCGTTTGGCGTTGCTGATTGCGGCTTTACGAAGTACTGGATTAGCCGCAGATTCTGGACCGCCGTACTCAAGATTGCGGGCTGTATCCCCATAAGGTGCAGAAACTCCGTATACAAATTGAGCGTTTTCAGCATCATAAGAGATATCAAAAAAATCCATAATTTCTTGGTAGTCACTATTCTTTTTAGTAACTTCCTTTTTAATTTCTGACACTTCGTCATTAATTGCTTCATTAAGAGCCGTAGCCAAGATTGAAGGAGAGTTGCCTAAAGCATGCAACATATAGGTTAGAGGGGATGGAATTCCGCCAATTAACGTACGAGAACCCTTGTTTATATAAGTTGAAGAAGAGCCATTCATGGCGATATCCTCACAAAGTTCTCGGCGTTGGACCTCTTGGCGCTCACCAAGATTACATTTAGTTTATCAAAGATTAGCAATGGTTGAAGGCCAAGGTAGGTTTTGAATAGTCATGGAGGCAGGACCCGGGTCAAAAAGGAGTTCTTCATTGATATATATTTCGTATCCTTGTATTAATACAAACAAGTCATCTTTGGCTCTCCCCCGTACACGGTAAGTACCAATCCCGTAATACCGCCCGTCGTACAAAAACATGTCGTTTAGGTGGTTCTGGTATTCAAACGGGTTGACAACTCCTGCACTACGAAGATCCTCCACAGAAGCAATAAACTCAACAACTTGTACAGGCTGGCGACCTTCGGGAATTGCCCGTTTCTGGTCTTCTGTTTCCTCAATGTGCAAAACAGGCAACTGGATACCAGTTTTGTATTTACGACCACTTGACCCAATGATGCCTTCGTCATATACGCTGTCGTACTGGGAGCCAACACTAGCGGGTGTGGTAGCCGTCACATACTCAAAGTAAACAACTGTTTCACCATACACACGAGTATGGTTTCGTAAGTGTTTACGTATT